TCGAGGGGCTCCGTAGGCACTTCTCGTCTATCCACGATACCAGCGATATAGACCTTCGCAGGAATATGTTCACTGGACAACCGATCGAACTCACGCCCGAGAAGAAGTGGGATGGGCACTTCCTGTTTGTCGGCAAGCCCGAGAGCCAGGAAAAGGCCATGAAGCTTCTTGTCGAAGCCAACGAGAACACTGGGATGCAATTCCAGCTTACCAGTTCTGGCGGCTTCAATCTCGGACAAGGGATCGACCTCAGGAAAGTGGAGCAAGATGGTGGAGGACGATCGCTGTACGACCAGTACCTTGACGTCTTCTCTAAGACAAAAGACCCCAACGGTAAGACCTATGTCGAACGGCTGGAGGAACTCTATGACGACCCCGATTTCCAAGCGTTGCCTTGGGGTAACACGAGGTTCGCCAAGGGTACCAAAGCACAAGTGATTTCGAAACTGAAATCCGAGTTCGAGAGCGGTACGAACGGGTGGGGAGCAAAATCTTGGATGAGCCGAAACTCTAAGGCTTTCCTCCAACTACAGCTTGAACAAGCACAGCGTGAGCAGTCTCAGCTAGACACTGAGAACTCAGCCGCGTTGCAGAGGATGAAGCAGAAAGAGAGTGTTCCTAGTAACGCTGCTGCGATCCTTGGCCTAGATTAACTCTAAGGATACAAATGTCATATTCTAAGACTGTGTACCTCGGTCAGACGGGGGCACAAACCGATTATCCTGTATCTTTCGGTTTCATCAGCCGCTCTCATGTGAGTGCTACAGTGGACGGGGTTGACGCCCCGTTCACTTGGCTCAATGACGGTATGATCCGAATGAACCTGGCCCCTACGGGGGACCTAATTATTTCCCGTACCACTCCTAATGCCGCTCCCATCGTGTCCTTTGTGGATGGATCCACGCACTCGGGAGAAAAGCACCAAACTCAGAACCTCCAGTTACTTTATGTGGCCCAGGAGATTTACGATCGGGTTGAGGATACCATCTTCACGGATGGGGTTGACTACGATGCTGAGGGTAAACGACTGATAAACCTCGCTGACCCGGTAGACGACCAAGACGCGGTTTCTAAGTTGTGGGTTGAGGCAGCTATGCAATCGACTCTGGTTCAAGCTGAGGATGCTAGGGACGGTGCTGAGGCTGCTAAATTAGACTCCGAAGCTGCGGCAAGTGAAGCCCAAGGTTATCGGGACGAGGTTTTTGATGAAATTCCTCTAAAACTCAGCCAATACGGCTCGGTTGAGGACGGCATCACTTCCGATAGCGCGGCACTTGCGAGTGCTTCGGCAGCTACGAACCCTTACAAAATCCCTGTGGAGTTTGAGGGTAACATCGCGATTGACGACCTGTACTGGCACCTTCTATCGGATGCAAATATCAAATCCCAAGGCGTAGGCCACTTGATTACCTCCGAGGGCAAGAATGGTCCTCAGGAAATGTACCGGATAGACGCCAAGCCTGATGCTGACTGGGCACTCAATGTCGTTTCCGCCTTCAACTACGAACAGGTTGTGCCCAACCGCCGTGGACTGGTTGTCACCGGGGCCACTACCTTAGGGGACGAACCTAACGGCATCAATAGTGGCGGTTCTCAGACGTGGTATGGAGGCGTGGAAACGTCGCTTACGCATGATGTTGTGATGCTCAAGGATACCGGCTCTAACGGCGGATCAGGGGCACCGGCACGTACTGGATACACCATGCACAGGCCGATGCTGTTTCAACACGGCAAAGGCGATGCCAGTGTTATACGCCCTTACTGTAAGGTAACGCGCGATGCGGGTGATCCGATTGAGCCAAAAGCCCAAGATCGTCCCACAGTGGAACCCTACGGCGGCGCGACGGTTGCAGGTAGTGACTTCGTTAAGCTCGCTTACGGTGAGTACCATATTCGAGACAACGGGTACGATGTGCGTGGTGTTGGTCCCAACTTCGTGTTCTCCCGCGACAACGACGACGAGTTGAACGAAAGTTCATGGGAGTGTATCCGCGTCCGCTCTAAGGGCAGTAAAGCCCCGAACGTGGGGATGTACTTCTCGTCGGCAGAAAGCGAGGGAGGGTTCAAGCACGGTATCGACTTCAGTGGTACGCACCTTACACAAGGCAGCGCCATGTCCATGCGTGAGGACCAGTTCATCGACTTCAACTCAACGGAGAAGAAGTGGCCTGTCAGTGGGATCTACCATGAGCCGATCCTTGGGGGTTGGCAGGTAGGATACGACAGCACGGCACAAGCCATGCAAATCCGTTCCCCGACCCAAGCTATGTTGGAAGCCAGTGACACGCAGGTAATCCTAGGCGGCTTAGGAGATTCCGCTACTAAGGTCCGTATACCCTCAGCCGATCACCTAAACGAAACACGGATTGGTACAGTTGGTCGCACTGGGTACTTCTCAGTTACCGGTGATGTAGGCGACTATACGAAGATGGCTTTTCGCCTTTTCGACAGCGCCAACCTGAACGTGGTAGCGGAACTTACCTCAGACGGCGCTATCGACATGCAGGGTGTCAACCCCGGAGTGAAGGTTGATGGGACACGGGTCTTGGGAACTCAACAAGCCAAAGTTGATCGTTGCTCGAACAACACAGGTGGTTCTGGTGGATTAAACCTCCAATTTATCTCAGATACCAATACCGCCAATGCTATTACCCGTCTCAACAACCGTATTAACGCTCTGATCGACGTCCTGGAGGCTCATGGCCTCTCGTCTGACGTTTAATGAGGGAAAGGACTCAATGACAACTATATGGCTATTTGCTTGGGCTGCTTTCGCGGTGGCCCAAGCCGCCGACATATTCAGCACCAATCGCCTACTCTCCAAAGGCGGTCGAGAACTCAACCCGGTCATGCGGTTCTTAATGGATCGACTAGGTGACAAATGGTGGGTGGGAAAACTACTCATGGCTGGCGCTGCTGGTACCCTTCTTCACGTCTCTAACATACCAGAACTGGCCTTCGCACTCGCCACAATTCTCTTGCTCATCGCAGCGAACAACTGGCGCCTCTCCAACAAACAATGAAACCACTTAACCCTCAAACCTTACCGAACTCCCCTCACACAAAAGACGTCGCTGATCTAGCTGCCGGTAGCGCAGCGATCGGGGCGTATTTCGCGTGGTTACCCGAAGTGGCCGCTGCGTTGGCCGCTATCTGGACCTTAATCCGTAGCTACGAATGGTCTCGCATCCGCATCTTCAAGATGCCTCCGGTAACCCATGTACCGGATGTTCTACCCGAGGAACGAGAACGATGAAAAAAGATCCACTCGAAGAACTCCACGGGCTGATCGCAAAGGAACTAGGCTCGCTCATCAAGAGTGGCAATGCCACAGCCGCCCACTTCTCGGCAGCGATCACATTCCTCAAGAATAACGGCATCGACTGTGATGGTCAGAAGAACCCCGATGTTGGCTCTCTGGCCGAGACGATGGAATTCCCCGTGGATGTAGACGACGAGAACGTGACTGCCTTCAAGAGGCGCTGAGAGCCTCACTGAGAGCCTTTAGGTTCTCCCTAGGCAACCACTCCAGAAAAAAGGACTTGACGCCTCACAGCGGCTCTCCGTGGCTCTCTGAGCCTATGCGGGAGTCTCTGTGGGGCTTTTTGCGTTTATGGACAAAATAATTCCTGAAAATGGGTGCCAAGAGGATACCCGGAGCCGCCAAGTCAAACGACGAGCCGCCCGAAAAGACCCTCTTACGAATTTCCAAAACTTCCTGTACTTGATCTGGAAGCATCTTCGTCTGCCCGACCCTACCCCGGTGCAGTACGACATTGCTGACTTCCTCCAGGACCACCATAATTCCCGTATCTGTATCGAGGCCTTTCGTGGCGTCGGTAAGTCGTGGATCACATCGGCCTACGTCCTGTGGGAACTGTACAACAACCCCGAACTCAAGATCATGGTCGTGTCGGCTTCGAAGAACCGTGCGGATAACTTTACCACGTTCACGCTGTCGCTCATCCATGACATTCCCCAACTACGCCACCTGAAACCTCGAGCAAACCAACGGCAATCCCGTGTTGAGTTCGATGTTGGCCCTGCGTCTCCCGACCAGACACCCTCG